GAAGAAAGGAGCTGTCATCTGGACCCCTACGCAGTTTGAAACCTTCACCAAGCTGCAGGCCAAATACGAAGCTTTTTCGTGATATTAAATGTTAAAAATCTTTGTTAATAGTCAGATATTCACTAACTTACAATATGATCTTTACAGGATATTTCGGACAGTTGAAAAAGATTACCGGCGAAGGGAAAATGCCAATAAGCATTGCTCGCTATAATCCACCTTATTACAATGGGAAGGCATACAAAAAGCTTGCCCCGACAGGTGATATGCTAAAGATGGGTGAGGATGAGTATTTAAAGAAATTTCATACTATCCTCAGGTCACTCAATCCGGTAAGTGTCAAGGAAGATTTAATGTCAATGGCCGAAGGAAGGGATATTGTTCTTTTATGTTATGAAGGACCCGGGAAATTCTGTCACAGGCATTTAGTTGGAGAATGGTTAAACAAACATTTTCCTGAACTCAGGATAAAGGAATTCGAGCCCAAAGCTTCCAGAAAAAAGTTAGCGGATAGCCAGATGAGAATGTTTTAATGCGGGGAAGGCGGAATGATTGAAAAATATCAGGTAATAAATGGGGAACTGCAGTTTTTAAAAATAAGCGAAAACAATAAGGGAGTTTTCAAAAAGAACGGGGAGAGAAAACGCTTATCAAAAAATGAGATTCAGGAAATTATAAAGCTCTATCCTGATTATTTCAACTGGCAGCTTGCAAGGATGTTTAATGTTTCTGAATCGAATATACTGAGTTTAAAAAGGAAATATGACTTAAAAAAATCACATGAACTTATGGATGCCTGCAGATTTGAAAAAGGGCATATACCATTTAACAAAGGCAAGTCACATGATTATCCAAATTCAGGACAATTTATTAAAGGACACACACCAAAAAATCACAGGCCAGTAGGATCTATCAGAAATTCTTATAAGCATAAAAATCCACAATATTTTGAGATAAAAATTGTAGAACATAATAGATGGAAATTACTGCACAGATATATTTGGGAACAGCATAACGGAGAAATACCGAAGGGAAATATAATAATCTTCGAAGATGGCAATACTTCCAATATAGATATTTCAAATTTAAGGATGATAACCAGGCGAGAGAATTTAATAAGAAACAGGAACAGGGGAAAGGCATCCAGGTCACTCAAAGAAACTTGGAGAAAAGAGAAGCAGAGGGTAAAATACGGGTTGCCACAATTAACAAAATTTAAGATTTAATTGTTAATTAGAAATCCACAAAAAGAGGAGGAAAGTTAAATGCCAGGAGGAAGGCCGACTGAATATGATCCTGAGACATTCCCGAGTTTAGGGGAACATTATGCCAGGAGGGGATTAAACGATGAGCAAATAGCTGAGAGTCTTGGGATTAGCCCAGCATCACTTTATAAATATAAGAACGAATACCTAGAGTTTTCAGAGGCAATCAAACGCGGGAAAAAGCCGGTGAACATTGAAGTAGAGAATATCCTGCTTAAAAAAGTACGTGGATATGAGGTTGAGGAAAAGACTACGGTTATGTCTGTTGATGATGATGGAAATGCAAAAATCAAGGAAATAAAGTCGACCACCAAGCATGTCCAGCCCAACCAGCGATCTATTGAAATGTGGCTTTACAACAGGATGCCTGAGATTTGGAGGCAGAAACTCGAAATCAAACATTCCGGTGATATTAAAACAATAAGTGAGCTGGTAAGGATTGCAAAGGAGGAAGCGGAAGGCAAGCCGGATGAATCCAAGGAAGAGACCACTGATAAATCGGAATAATGGAAAGAAAAGCTTATGCAGTATGTTCCAGCAGAGGGGATTTCCGGCATGGCCAGATTGCTGAAGTAATAGGAATTGTGATAAAAGGAAGTCTCCGGATGCCGGTTGTAAAGGTCATGTATGCTGATGGGAAAGAATGGTTTATAAAGTTCAATGAACTTGACAAATGGGAATTTTATTCACTTGATGATTTGAAGCCAGTGACTATATAGAATTGCTATATTCGACGGTAACTTCACAGCCCCTGTTAATAGCAGGGGTTTTTTTGTGTCAAAATAGTACGTATATTTGATTTGTTCGTAAATTAAAATGTTCACACAATTGGAGAGGGATATAAAAGAGGTCCTGATCCCCGTGTGGCAGAATGATTGGAACAGGTTTGCAAGAGACGTGCTTAAAGTCGATCTTGACCCGGAACAAAAAGAAATTTTGCGAGCGGTACAGACTGAACGGCGGGTAAGTGTGAGGAGCGGAAATGCCAGAGGAAAAGATTTTGTGGCGGCAGTAGCAAGTTTGTGTTTTCTGATACTCAATTACCCAAGTAAGGTGATCAATACGGCACCGACAGGCAGGCAGGTTATCTCGATAATGCTTGCTGAGATCCTGAGTCTCTACAAACGGGCCCAGTCTGTAATGCCACTTGGAGGAAGGCCCCTGGTAGACAGTATAGTTTTTGAAGATACGACTCATTATCTTTTAGGATTCAAGGCCGGGGATAAAGCTATGGAAAGCTGGTCAGGATTTCACTCACCGAATATTATGGTTGTAGTAACCGAAGCTTCAGGAATTGATGATATTACCTTTAATGCCGTAGAGGGTATATTACAGGGCAATTCCCGGCTGATGATTGTTTTTAACCCCAACAGGCTGCAAGGAGAAGCTTACCGCAGCACCAGGTCACCGCTATATAGAAAATTCAGGCTTAACTGTTTGAATTCCCCGAATGTCAAAGCACGGAAAATAATTATACCAGGTCAGGTTGACTGGCAATGGATAGACGAAAAAGTAAAAAAACCAGGATGGGTAACTCCGATAGACAAGGATTCTATGGAGGACCTTGATTTTGAATGGGAAGGTAAATACTACCGACCCGGAAACCTTTTTCGTATTAAGGTGCTCGGCGAATTCCCAACGGAAGATGAGGATACCCTTGTCCCGCTGTCATGGATTGAGACTGCAAACCAAAGGTATGTCGATCTCAGCCAGCAGGATAAATTTAATTTGATTGCCCAGGCAGAATTCCGGCTTGGTGCTGATATTGCAGGTATGGGAACGGACAATACGGTATATGTTCACCGGTGGGGACGGTTTGTTGAAAAAATACAGGTTGATTCATCCAGAAAGGATACCGTTCACATGGAGACTGCCGGTAAGATCAAAAATAAGATTGAAAAACAGGGGTATGCTTTTATAGATACCATAGGCGAAGGTGCCGGAACGTACAGCAGGCTCAGGGAGCAGGGGGTATTCAGGGCCATAAGTGCCAAGGCTTCATACGGAGCCGGAGGGTTGACGGACATAACCGGTGAAAGGAAATTTTACAACATGAGAGCATATTTGTACTGGGCCATAAGGGACGCTTTGGATCCCTCGAATGATTTTAATATGATACTGCCCCCTGACGATGAACTTACTGAAGAATTGACAGTCACGAAGTGGAAAACTCACAGTACAGGGGCAATAATTATTGAGCCAAAAGCCGACATAAAAGAAAAAATAGGAAGATCCCCGGATAAGAGCGATGCACTGTCACTGACATTTTTCCCTGAAAGGTTTATAGTCGATGAAGGGAAAGAGGCCCCTGCAACTAAAGAAGAGTACGGATTTTTTTAATTTTATAGCCATGAACATAAAACAGATTTTAGAAACCGATAATTCGAGTAAGATTGTCGGTCTGCTCACAAAAGCCCCTGAAGGCAAGGGATCGGATACCATTGAAACCAATATCAAGCAGTACGACGGTACTCATGATATTCTTAACCGCCCGAATAAGACGGTAGGTACAGGCGCCAAACAAAAGACGGTAATTACAGCCAAGCAGGTGATAAAGTTACAGAAGAAAATCACCAATACCGCTTTGTCTTTTTTGTTTGGAGAACCTGTTATTATCACAAATATCAGTGAGGACAAAAACGCCACCGACAAAGCCTTCGGAGAGATAGTAAGGCACTGGGATAGAATGAAGCTCCACAGTCATAACAGGGAACTATGCCGAAGGCTATTTATTGAAACGCATGTCGCAGAGCTGTTTTACCTGAAGAAAAACCTTGACGGAGAGATTGAAATAAAAGTTTATCTGCTATGCAAGGATAACGGGGATGAAATTTTCCCTCACTTCGACGAGTACGGTGATATGGATTCTTTTACCAGGAAGTATGATGTTGAGGATGAAAAGGGTAAAACACAGCAATACATTGACGTATATATGGCAGACAGGATGATACGCTTTCACCGGATCTCCGGAGGGTATGAAAGGAAGGATTTTGTCAATGGAGTGGAAATCCCTGATCCCGAAGATCCTGAGAATGAGGAAAAGAAAAATACCATTATACTTGGTAAGATCCCTGTTATTTATTACCAGCAGGAAGCAACCGAATGGGGAGACGTCCAAAGCCAGATAGACCAGTTTGAGATGAGGCTAAGCAAGTTTATTGATACTAACGATTATTTTGGATCCCCGGCAATAAAGGTTATGGGGGAGCTTGTGGATGCTCCAGAAAAAGGAGAGATAGGCAAGGTATTTACGCTTAAAGGCCAGAATATTGACGGTAAATATTCATACGGGGATATTCAATATTTAACCTGGGAGCACATGCCTACGGCTGTAGAACTGGAGCTCAAGGAACTTAGGAATATTATTTATTCACTCAGCAGCACCCCTGATTTGAGTTTCGATAATGTCAAGGGATCTCAGGCGCTTTCAGGAATAGCCATGAAGTTTATGTTTCTGGATGCTATACTGAAGGCCAAAAACCATGAAGAGGTATTTTCTGAGAATTTTACCCGAAGGATGAATATCCTTAAACAGATGATTGCCAAAATAGTAAATATCAGTATGGCAGACCAGCTGAAAAACCTCAAGTTCGGATTTGAATTCCAGAACCCACTGCCCGAAAATGTTCAGGAAATTGTAGATATGCTTGTTTCCGCTACAGGAAATGAAAGGATCATGAGCAGGGACACTGCCGTAAGTCTTAATCCACTGATTACCGATGCCAAGGATGAACTGAAGAAAATGGCCTCAGATGATGAGCGGAGCCAGCTTGAAATAGGATCACAAACATTCGGAGAGCCAGGGATGCAGGAATGAAGATCAGTGATTTCATAAAGGTTAAAGGAAAAGAGAGGATGGAAGAGATTATTGCTGTTCCATTCAGGGATGTTATCAATATAGCGGTAGTTGACGATATAAATAGATTTGTCAGGTTTCAATTGGAAAGACATGGGGCGAGTGAGGAATTGATAAAAGAAATTTTACCAGAAAGACTAACAGATGGCCTGTGTATTGATATCGAAGATGAGGAAGGAATCAATATGTTGGCTATGATTATTGATTATAAAGCTGATTTTTCAGTATTGATTCACGAAGTAGAGCATATTGTTTTTCTTCTGCTATCCAGAAAGAACTTTAAACATTCCGGAAAAACCGACGAACTGTATGCATATTATCAACAATGGATTTTTGCTGAATTCCTAAGAAAAATGTCATGAGCGAAAAGGAGTATAACGACGAGCTTATAAAGAAGATCCTGGCAGAGCTTGCTAAGGTGAAGTCCATCCTTAACAGTAATTACGGCAAGATAGCCAATGAGGTTAAGAAGCACAGCTTTAAGAACCCGGCACAATTCACCTGGTCGAAGAATAAAAATCTCGAAGGAAGGATTGACGAAATACTGGGAAGGATGTCATTCGGTTTGAGGTCTCAGATACAGAAAGCTTCAATGACGGCCTGGATACTGGCAAGCCGGAAAAACGATGAGCTGGTAAGGAAATATCTTGGATCAACGTATATTGATGAAGAGATCCTTTCACGGTATATGAAGAGCAATACAGACGCTTTAAACGCTTTTATACGACGAACCGACAGCAACCAATTCAACCTATCAGATAGAGTCTGGAACCTCACACAAGAGACTAAATCACAGTTAAAATTCCATATTTCCCAAGGAATAGCCACAGGAAAGCCTGCAGCAGAGATCAGCAGGGATGTCCGGGGTATTCTTAAAGAACCTGATCGGTTATACAGAAGGGTGAAAAAAGACGGAAAACTTGTCCTGAGCAAGCCGGCCAAAGCATACAAACCCGGTCGCGGGGTGTACAGGAGTTCATATAAAAACGCTTTGAGGCTTACGGCTACGGAAATGAATATCGCTTACCGGTCGAGTGACCATTTGAGACGCCAGCAGCTTCCATTTGTTATGGGTGTTAAGGTGAATCTTAGCGGAAGGCATAATGTAGAGGATATTTGTGATTATAACAAGGGTACCTACCCCGTAGGATTCAGGTTTGTAGGGTGGCATCCGCATTGCTACAAAGAAGGGACTGAGGTTTTTACGGCAGATGGATGGAAGGATTTCAGGGATGTAGAAATAGGTGATGATATATGGACGCTGAATCCTGAAACGAAGAAACTGGAAATTTCAACAGCAAAATCAAAGGTAGAATATCGTTATAATGGTAATTTGATACGTTTCCACAATCGCTCACTGGACCTTCAGGTAACACCTGATCATAGGATGGTTTACCTGAATAAGGTTGACGGTCATATCATGGATAATAAGACGGCAGAGAATTATGATCATCGTAAAGGAGGGCTTTATAGGTCATGCAATTGGACCGGATCAGAAACACAAATTATTAATATCGGGCTTTACACAATTCCGATAAAATTGTTCGCAGAGTTCATGGGGTATTACCTTTCTGATGGGAATGTTTCTAAGCGTAGATTTGCTTTTAATGTAGCACAGCAGAAAGGCACCAATGATGATAAGCGTGAGAAAATGATGGAATGTTTTAAGCAGCTCCCATTTGAAGCGCATCCCAGAAAAATCGGGTTTGAATTCTTTGATAAATCATTTTACCTATACTTGAAACAGTTCGGGAAATCTCCTGAAAGGTATATTCCGGATGAAATAAAGGAATCAAGTAAAGAGACTATCAGGACATTCCTGGACGCATTTATTATGTGTGACGGTATGGTACGAGAACCAAAATCTTTTATAGGAAATCGAGGAAACGAATTTGTTGGTAAAAATCCGGACAGGACTTATTATACAACATCAAAACGCCTTACTGACGACCTCAGTGAACTTATATTGAAGATTGGCAAACGGCCTTCTTTTAATTTACAAGACAACAGGGGTCCGCATAAATTCAGAAACGGTATTTACAATATAAACCATATCGTATGGATTATAAGAGAATGCGTTAGTCAAACAGCTACGGTATTCAAAAAGGAAGAGATTCCATATAAAGGGATGGTTTATGATATTGGTGTTGAAAAGAATCATACGTTGTATGTCAGATATAATGGGAAATGTGTTTGGAGCTCAAACTGTCTTTGTTACACGACTTCGGTACTTATGAAAAAGGAAAAATTTCTGAATTATCTCAGGACAGGAAAAATGGATGAAAGGCTGCTGGTAAAGAAGATACCTATAAAGGCTGAAAGGTACATGAAATCCATGAAAGGCGTTATCCAGGGAAGAAAATCAAAACCTTACTGGCTGGAAAATTTCGATAAGGATATGAACCTTAAACCTTCGATAGGCCAGGCTCGCAGTGACGTTGAATTGTATAAGAACTGTCTCTTATACACATCTGACGCTGCCGACGATCTACACTGTGTAGATCTCGGTGGTCGCCG